AGCGTCAACTACCATGCCCAGAGTGGCGCACCGTTACCGCCCCTTGATTTAGACACCGTCCTGTTTTACTGCAATGGCCAGTTGCTGGCACCGGGGGTGGCTTATGTGGATGACGACCGTTATTTCACTTACTTTACCGACCCCGCGACTGGTGAATTTGACATAGAGTACATTCCCAGGACTTTTGCGGGTCAGGTGCAGTTTCCCACCATAGCCATATCTGACTCCCTGACCACGGTCTATCGCGCGGACATTACCGGATTAGTGTTCAGTGGTGTAACATACTACATGAGCCCGAACGTATACAATGCGGAGACCCCCCTTCGTCTGTGGAAAGCGCAGGATCTTCAGGTGGCAGAGACCGTGAATCACCTGGAGGAGGACAATTACATCAACCCTCTCCTTGCTGATTTGAACAACGGCCCAGGACCGGAAAACTGGGAGAAATACTTTGTGCGCCTACCGCTGGAGTACGGAAGAGACGAAGCAGTATGGCAAAAAGTTGCCCTCATTTGCCAAGACTTCGCGTATTGGGGTTCCAGTGTGGATCCTGAGCAAATGCGTTGTCCTCCGGAGGATGACTTGCCAGCCATCTATGAGGAACTGTTTCTGTACGATCAGCCAGTTTCGGATTACACCTATGTCTATTCGGAACCTTACTTGTACTCAAACATTGCTTATTCCAACTCCGTGGAAAGTGGTGGATACCAGAATTCGGGGGTCTTCCCTGCCTCGGACGTGCAGTTTGACGAGTTTTCCGAGGCCGAGTTTGTGGAGTATGAGCCTCTTCACGATCGACAGGCGGATGTAGTATCCCCCATCAACCAAGGGTATGGCAACTGGCTAGGGGAGTATGTAAATGTCAATCCCTGCGTGGCTCTGACTGGTTTCTTCACGACGGACTTACTCAATGGTGGGATTTCCCCTGTTGCAGCCCCCGTGTGGGATGCCTCAATATACAAGTTTGCTCCCACCTGTGAGAATGCCAAGGAAAGTTACAACGTCGATGCCAATCATTACAAGGTTGGCTATGCCTACTTTGTGGCGGACGCTTCAGCTGCTGAGGACTCTTTCTTTGACATCTCCAAAGAAGCCTCTTGGCGCTACACAGCAACACAGCCACGCGGATTATACCTTGTTCCACCCCGTTAACGGGTAAAACCACTAAAACCAGATCGGTCCCCATGGCAACTAGCAGACGAAAGCCCTCGAGTTTCATCCCTCCGCAAAAAGAAGAAACACCCGCGGTCGAGGAGACCCTCGTTGAAAGTGCGGCAGAAATGTTTGAAACTTTTTTGCAAACTGAAAAGGAGCCCGACGAAAAAGTCGAGATAGTGACTTCACCACCAAAAGACTACGAAACTCTTCCGGAAATTATTCCGACAGAGGATGCAGGGCCTCGTTTTGTGGATCCACCGGCACCCCCAACTCCGCGACCTCAAGAGCCAACACCTCAACTTCAGCCACCCCCGAAACGCCACCCCCGAAACATCCCCAAGTTCTCTCGGCATAAGTAACCATGGCAACAAGTCGTGATCTACGGAGTTTAGACTGGATCAAAAAGCAAGCGACCATGAGTCAAGCTGCTGACTTGACCCGCCAAACAGCGGGATTACCTCGGGGCACGGTGAGAGGGACCGTGGTGTCAGTTGACGACCCCGAGGAACGCGGGCGTGTCAAAGTCATCTTTGACGACATGAACCCGGACATCCCCCAAGTCTACGGGGCTGGCGAATACTCCAAAGAGCGTGAGGGGAAAGAACCCGACAAGTCCCACTGGCTGGATGTCTCCCCGGCGTTCAAGGGCAAACAACCCAAAGGCATGGTTGGAAAACGTGTAAACATCGCCGTCTCCAACGGGCAATACCAGTACGCCGTTTTACAGGATGTGGTCTACGACCCCCAGATGCTTGCCAAAGGTAAAGGCAAGGACCTGGAAATGCCAGATAACTCGTCGATGACGCGGTTGCCAGTTTACTCCTCCGGTGATCTTCCGCCCGCAACCGCAGAGAATGTGGGTTGTGTGGTAATTGAAGAGGGAGGATTTGACGGCATGCAGTGGCTGTCTGTTTGCTTGCAGCGCTCCGGAGGGTACACTTGGGTGAATCTGATGGATCGTTTACACATTCACGATAGCCAGGCCAATGACAGTGCAGGTGACTCCGAAGGCACCGTAAACGACGATACCCACGCTACGACCTAACATGGCAATTCGTCGTCCCAGCATCGCATCGCCCGAGTGGTTGTTTCAGGATTTCTTGTATCAGGCTTCTGATCTCCTGGGGGGCTCCGAACTTCGCTATGTTCAGGTGAAGTGGGACGGTGAGGTGTACACCCGAGTTTCACAGTCTTACGACTACAGTGATCCCCCCTACCTGGGCCCTGAGCAACGCGGGGGGAATGTGGTTGGCCAGATTGACTACGAGGTGAACCCCTCCACGAAACTAGTGACAATCTACAACTGGAGCGTCAATTGGCGTGACGAATGGCCTTTGAGGCTTGCCTCTACTTATTTGGCCCAGTGCCTGTACCCAGACTCTCGTGGATACCTTGTCCGAGTGCAGGGCCAGGAAGTGTACAACCAGGCAGGAGAAGCTATCCCCGTGGCGGATAAAGACCCTTACGCTTTCTGGGTAAGCGAGCGTTACAACCCTGTAACCAACAATCCCAACGACTATTTGCTGCGTTAAGCCATGGCCATCCCTCAAATTAAAGAGATCACGGTACCAACTAGCTCCACGGTGATGCTATGGTTTGACGGCCCCCTGGACAGCAGGGTTCCGGTGCCTGTTGAGAGTTTTACTGTCAACTATGGTAACTATGGAGTCACGGCGGTAAACTACGCTTCTGACACCATGATTACCCTGAGCCTGGATTCTTTCCTGTCTCCCTGGGATGAAGTTTTTGTTTCCTACGAGCCGCCCCTGGACTTGAAGCAGTGTATTCGGGGACCGGTCCCACCCACGGCCAACGACGTCGTTGTAAAGCGTAATGCGGTGCGGGCTTTCTATCGTGTACCGGCACGCAATCAGCTAACTCCCGACGAGAAGACGGACGGTACCCAACCTCAAGCGAACCTGGGCCAGACAATCGGCGGCTTTGGCTTCCCGTACCAGAATCGCTCGGGTGTGATGACCGAGCACAAATCGGATCCTCGCTCTGCCAGCCCCGACGACTTCATTGTAGCCTACGGCCTCAAGGAAGCTATCCAACTGACAAATATTGACGATGCTGCTGCTACATCCGTCAATGTGGCAAAGCTTCGCATGGCAATTCAAGATGCGAATAGCCTGATTGACAGCTATATCGAGCAGTCAGGTAAAGCGGGAATGGTCCTCATCACCAGCAACCGCAGGCGCACGGCCCTGATTATCGCCCGGTATTACCTGGACACGGTTCGCCGTCGGGAAGATGTAAAGCAAGATTACGAAACTGCGCTAAAGCAGCTCGCTGCAGAGATGGCAATGTCATCGATACGCGCTGGAAATGGAGATAGCGCGATTGACACTCCCGCGGGCATTATGCGGTCGTTCCACATCCCTCAGCGTTACAATAGTGCGTCGGGTAAGGGACTTTCAGGATGGGTCACGGATACTGCTGGAGATCAAGCTCCTGACTTCAGGTGGGGCTACGGTGCAATAAATCAGAATTTACAATTCCCCAACTGGATTACCCCCGAGAACATGCAAGAACTCACGGGAGGAACCCCGCAGATTCTGCAACCCATGGACTCAGGCGGTTATTCCGACGGTAACCAAGGTTGGGGTCCCTAGTTTACCCCTGGCGAAAAAAGCTAAACTATCCCCATGGACACCTACAAAGCAACCAATACGAAGAACGGCAAGTTCTACATCGGTAGCACGACCAATTTTGAGCGTCGTAAAAAAGGGCACCTAAGGTCAAGAGAAAATTACCCTTTTCAGAACGCTCTCCGAAAGAACCCTGAGGTATTTGAGTGGGAGTGTTGGACAGACGAGTATAATGAGCCCATACTTGAGCAAGCACTACTGGACATGTGGTTCGGCAAGGAGTGCTGCTATAATCTAAACCCCTCTGCACAACACCCCCCTCGCGACCCGGATGGTATGCGGAAGGGGGGCGAGAGCGCCGGTAAAATCGCTAAAGAAAGAGGTCAAATACAGCAGTTAGGAAGAACAGGTGGCCAAGGAAAGAAGAACGTAGAGTCAGGCCTACTAAAACGGATTGCGCCCCTAGGCGCAGCAGCATTAAGTACCGAGCAGCGCTCTTGTGCAGGAAAGCGCGGTGGTACAACTCAGGGGAATAGAAATGTGGCCTCAGGCTTACTTGATTCGATAAGAACCCAGGAAGGGTGCAGAAGGGGAGGAGAGACGACGGGAAACAAACCTTATTGGACGGACGGTAAGAAAAATAAAAGAAGCTATGAGTGCCCAGGTGAAGGTTGGCGCCGAGGAATGACCAAAAGAAAGAAGGCAACCGGGTAAAACCTAATTGATAAATGCCTGGTTAAAATGGCTGCGTCTTTCCCGCCGAATCCATCTGTGGGACAACTATATACCAGTAATGGTAGGACTTGGAAGTGGACAGGAACCCAATGGACTGCGCAAGCGGTTACCACACCAACCTCTGCACCGGTGTATGTAAGTGTCTCCCCTCCGCCCAACCCTATCCAAGGCTCTCTTTGGTATGACAGCAATAATTCTTATTTGAATATATGGTATACTGACCTGAACGGTGGTGCCTGGATTTCAGTGACCCCTTTCCCCGAAGATAATATCGACCAGAACGGCGGTGTCTTCCAGGGTGCCATCTACGCGCAGTACGAAATCCCAAACAATCCCGCTGCCTTCATTACCGTTGGCTACTTCCAAGATCAGCTTGTCGCATATCTGACAGGCGAGGGATACGTGCGAGCAGGCAACGGCATCCAACTCGACGTCAGCGGCGAAGTTCTCTCCATCGATTCCGGACTTATCGTTTAATACCATGGCACTTACCGTTCAAAATCTTCGCGCCATTGGCAACGGCGTCGAGCCCGCCTCGCTCCTGCCAGGCCAAATCGCCTTCAACATCACCGATAAGATCCTTTACGTTGGTGACGGATCTAATACAAAGACCTCTTTCGACGGCACACAGGCTTCGGGTGTCCCTGGCGAAGGCTGGTACTCCATGCCCATGGACTTCGCCTCCCTGGGCGATTACTATGTGGTCAATCCCGAGGTCTACGGTGACACTCCCACCGATCAACAGGTTCTCACCTGGAGTGACGCATACAATCACCCCATCTGGACTTCAGGTGGTGGTGGTGGCAGCAACCAGGTTTACATCACCGATAACGCCACTGTTGCCGCCGCTTCCGGCGCCACTGTCAGCGACAAAATCACCACGGCCATCGGCGTAGCCTCCCCTGACGAAGGCAATGTCACCATTGTCACTGGTTTGCCCGACGATGTATACGAAGGTCTCTACTTCTTCACCACCGAGTGGGTGCGCGGCGCATCTTACGCCTACCCGAGCGCCTCTGAGGTTATCTATGATAACACAGCTCACCCAGGCCTGACCGCTACCGTTCAAGGCGCCATCAGTGACCTTGATGACGGTCTCGCTGCCACTACAGCCATCGCGAACACTGCCAACAGCACAGCCAACTCTGCTCTGAGCATCGCTAGCGCAGCTCTGCCTAAGGCTGGTGGAACCATGGTGGGCACCATCGTTGCCCGCAACATTGATATTCAAACCTCCTATTTCCTTCAGTTCAACGGCGGTGGTGACGGCCAAATCTTTGGCATTACTGACTCCACTGTTTTCAACTCCTCAACTACCGCAGCTTCTGCAAAAGCCGTAGCCGATACCTACGCCGTGGCTGCTGCTGCTCTGCCCGTGGCAGGCGGCATCATGACCGGCCCTATCACCTTTGCTGCCGGTCAGATTTTCCCAGTCTCCGGCATCCAGGACGCCACCTACATTCAGAAAGGTGTTGTCCAGGTTGGCACGAACATCGACGTGCTGGGTGGTGTAATTTCTGTTGCCACTTCTTCTCTTGGCAACCTTGGAGTTGTTCAGCTGAACAACCTCACCAACAGCACCTCCACATCACAGGCCGCCACTGCAAATGCAGTAAAGCTGACTTACGACTTGGCCACCAACGCCAACAACACCGCCAATGCTGCGGTACCTCGCGCTTCCTACACAGCGTCTGGCGACCTCGTGGTAGGAACGGGCGCAGGCACTTTCACACACCTGACTGCAGGGCCTGCGGACTACATCCTGGCTTCTACTGGCGCGGGAACTTTGGCCTGGGTTTCTCAGTCTGAGGGTGACGTTACCGGTGTCACCGGGACAGCTCCAGTCACTGTGGACAACCTTGACCCACAGAACCCGATCATTGGTGTGAACCAGGCAACCACCGCCACCACGGGTGTTGTTCAGGTCGATGTTCTCGGCAACATCAACATTGCCAGCGGTGTAATTACTGTTCCAAACGCCTCTACAACCGTTCGCGGCGCGGTCCAACTTTACAACGGAGTGGACAGTGGCTCTACTACCCTTGCGCTGACTGCTGCCCAAGGCCAGTTCCTGCAAGGTCAAATTGACACCCTGACCCTATCCAACAGTGTAATCCTTGCTGGCGGATACGACGCCACAACCGGTCTTGTCGACGGAGTGACAAGCCAGGGCACCACCGCTGGATTTGCTGATGGCTTTGCGCCGCCTGCTGCAGATGCCACAACCGTTGACCACTACCTCATTTGCACAGCTGCCGGCAACAATCCGTCAGCGATGGAAAACGGTGACTGGCTGCTGGCTGTTGAGACATCTCCCGGTGTTTATGCCTATCAGGTTCTCGGCGTTGGCGCCCGCCCCGCCGTTGCTTCCTACACCCAAGTAGGCGTCACTCAGCTGGCTGACGGCGCAGCCGTCCTTGCGGGAACTGCTGACTCTCTGGCAATCACTCCCCAGGCGTTGCAGGACAACGTCATTGACTCGGTCACCACCGCCAATAGCAATCAAATTGCCTCGGCTACCGCTGTAAAGACAGCGAACGATAACGCTCTCGCAGCCCAGTCCACTGCCAACGCAGCTCTGCCAAAAGCCGGCGGCACGATGACGGGCAGTATTGTTGCGCATGACGTCAATGTTCAGACCGGGTACTCCATCTTGTTCGCTAACGGGCTGAGTGGCACTGTTAATGCAGTTAGTGATTCAACTTCCACCACGTCTAGCACCACTGCTGCCTCAAGCACCGCTGTAAAGGCTGCTTACGATGCAGGGGCTGCGGCTATCCCGTGCTCGACAATTACAGCCACTGGGGACATCCTGGCAGGTGTTGGTGCTGTGCCTACCGCTCTTCCCGTTGGTACTGACGGTCAGGTTCTTGTAGCCAATAGCGCTTGCGCAACGGGTCTTGAGTGGGTTACGGACGTTCCAGGCGATGTAACCAGTGTTAGCGGTACTTCTCCGATCACGGTAGACAACACCGACCCGCAAAACCCGGCTGTCGGTATTGACGCTGCTTCGGTGCTTCAGCCTGGGGCGGTTCAACTTGACGACACTGTAACCTCAATCTCTGTAACAGAGGCAGCTACAGCAAACGCTGCCAAGACCGCATACGACGCTGGCGTTCAAGGTCAGGCCGACGCTGCTGCCGCACAAGTCACGGCTGATCAAGCTGTTCTTGATGCTGCTGCCGCTCAGGCAACCGCTGATGCTGCCGTACCTTGCGCCTCCTTTACTGCGCTTGGTGAGATTCTGGCTGGAACTGGGTCAGGAACCTACTCAGCCCTCCCCGTTGGCGCAAATGGTCAATTCCTGGCCGCTAACTCGGGAACTGGCACAGGTCTTGAGTGGTGCACATTGTCTCTCGCCTGCGTCCCATGCTCTGCCTTCACCGCTGCCGGACAACTGCTCGCTGGTACAGGAACAAGCACCTTTACTGCTCTCAACGTAGGTTCCAACAACCAGTTCCTGGTTGCGGATAGCGCCTGCACTGGTGGTCTGAAGTGGTTGACCGCCCAAGGCGCTCTCCTTTGCGGTTTCACTTGCACAGCAACACCTTTCAACACTGTCCTCGGCGGCTTAGCCGGTGCGGCACTCACGGGTCTCTCCGTAGCCAACACGGCCATTGGCTATGCTGCTCTGGACAGCGAGACTTCCGGTGACTTCAACGTTGCAATCGGTCACAATGCTCTGACTGCTCAAAACGGTGCTTCAGGGAACACGGTTATTGGGGGAAATGCTGGTGCTCAAGTAACAAGTGGTTCTAGCAACACCTTCGTCGGTTGCTCTGCTGGTGACGTTGCAACAACTGGTTCTTTCAACTTGGCGGTTGGTCCTAACGCCTTGGGCGCTACGACTACGGGATCTTGCAACGTCGCTATCGGGTCTAACTCCCTGCTCGGCGTCACCACCGTTAACTTATTGACCGCTGTTGGCGTTAACTCGCTTTGCGGAAACACAACTGGCACACAAAACACAGGCGTCGGTTGGAGCGTTCTAAGCACTAACACAACAGGGTCCAACAACACCGCACTTGGCTACCGGGCGGGTGTGGCCCTCAGTGGCAGCAATAACACCATCGTCGGTAATAACGCTGGTGCAGCTCTGGGCGTCGCCTCTGGTAACACTCTTATTGGTAACAGTGCTGGTGTTAGCCTTACCACCGGTGCCTGCAACACCCTTGTTGGTGGTTACACTGGTACGACCACACTGAGCAACAACGTCGTTCTCTCTGACGGTGCCGGAACTATCCGTTTCCAGGCCAACCAGACAGGTGCCTGGTCACCTGACGGCACCAACTTCGGCACAGCTGGTCAGTTCCTCGCCTCAAACGGTACTGTTGCCGCTCCCTCTTGGTGTACTCTGTCTCTCGCCTGCATTCCTTGCGCCGCCTTTACTACTACTGGACAACTTCTGGCGGGAACCGGCTCAAGCACCTTCTCGGCTCTTACGGTCGGTACGAACGGTCAGTTCCTCTCGGCAAATTCAGCTTGTTCTGCAGGGCTAGAGTGGTGCACTCTGTCTTTGGCTTGTGTTCCTTGTTCCGCCTTTACCGCTGCTGGTCAGTTGCTGGCTGGTACGGGAGCAAACACCTTTACTTCTCTCAACGTTGGCACAAATGGCCAGGTCCTAATTGCTGACTCCGCTTGCACGAGTGGTGTGAAGTGGGGTGCCTCTCTGCAAGGTTACACTTGTGCCGCCACTCCGTTCAATACGGCTCTGGGCACGAACGCTGGCGACAGCATTACATCCGGTACTGACAACGTGACCCTTGGCTACAACGCTGGCACCGCGATTACGACAGGCAGTCAGAATGTTGTTATTGGCAGTGGAGCAGCCGTATCCTCAAACGCCGTTGGCGTAGTTGCCGTCGGATTCTGTTCCGGTCAAGCGTTGACTACGGGTGGATGTATTACCCACATCGGCTATGTTTCTGGTCGTAATTCTACTGGTGCAAGCAACACCTACGTAGGTGCCTTGACCGGTTGTGCCGCTTCGAATACTTCTGCCTGCGGCACCTTACTCGGCTTCTGTGCTGGTTCGGCGCTAACAACTGGTAACGGCAACATCTTGGTCGGTTTCCAAACAGGTCGTAACGTCAACAGCGGCGCCAACAACGTTGCCATCGGTACAGCTGCCTTCCAGACTGCAACCACAGCCACCAACAACGTCGCTGTTGGTTGTGGCGCTCTGTCAGGTCTCTCCACTTCCTCAGGTAACACCGCTTTGGGCCACCGGGCGATGCTCAATGCTTCGACGGCGGCGAACAACGTTGCGGTCGGTTGCAATGCAGGTGAACAACTCTCGACCGGATCGAACAACGTTTTAATCGGGGACAGCGCCGGAGACACAATTACAACGGGCACTCAAAACACCTTCGTCGGTTCTGGCTCTGGCGGTTTGGTTGCTACTACCTCAGAGGGCAACACGGGCCTTGGTTTCAGTGCCTTGGGTCAAGGTGTTACGTCGGGTGCCTACAACACCGCTGTTGGCAACAGCGCTGGTTTGGCATTGACTTCCGGTGCCCTCAACACCCTTATCGGTTACACTGCTGGCCAGGCCATCACAACTGGCGGTAGCAACACCCTGGTGGGTCGTTACGTCGGTACCTCCACACTGGCAAACAACGTCGTCCTTTCCGACGGTGCTGGCACCATCCGCTTCCAGTCCAACGCCTCTGGCGCTATCAGCCTGGGTGCGGGCGGTACATACGGCACTGCTGGTCAGATTCTCGTCTCCGGTGGCTCTGGTGCTGCACCTGTTTGGACCAGCTCTGGCACAGCTGCTGCCAACTACGGATCTTTTGTTCGCACAACAACTCAAACAAACGCAGGTGGTGCCAGCGGTAACGCAGTTTCGTATGACACCACAAGTTCGGCAAATAACTTCTCGATCGTGAGTGGGTCTCGGATCACGGCAGCGGTGGCTGGAACCTACCAGATCTTGGCCAGTTTGCAGGTTCAAAAGACGGATGCTGGCTCAGACGATGTCAATTTCTGGATCAAAAAGAACGGCGTCAACGAACCAAACTCTGCTTACAACCTAACTCTTCAAGGAAGCGGCGCTGCCCAACTCGGTTACATTAACTGGGTGGTTACTCTGGCCGCTGGGGAGTATGTGGAACTGTGGTGGTACTCCGCAGACGCTAACGCTCGTCTTCTGACCGACCCCGCTGTTGCCCCCTACCCTGCTGTGCCCGCTTCAGGGTTCATTATTCACCCGATGGGCGCCTAACTTATCTCACTGGGCACCTTCGGGTGCCCTTTGTTTTGCGAGGCAAACCGGGTAAAACTTGCTATCTGCCGTGAAGTAACTTGGAGTTGAGTACGATTACGCGTATCGAGCAGTACATCTGCGACGCTCTGATTGCGAGTCCGTTGATTCCGATCAGCGTCAATGTGCTGCGCCTTGCTGACGTCATTGACAGGGAGGGTGTTGTCAGTCAGACCAATAATATTGTCGTTCGCTATACTGGTGCAAGTAACACGGTCAAGAATCGAGTTCCGATGGTATTTGAGCGTTCCATGAGGTTCGAGTTGAACTTCAGCGCACAAAACTATCTGACCTCGTCAGGTCACGATTTCGCGACTCAGTTGCTGACGGGAGCTTTCATCACCCTGAACGGTAGCGTCCCCGGGGGCGCCTATGTGCAAGTCATTGAACCGTTCGTGTGTGCCAGCGAGGATTTCACTGGGCTGACGGACCAAAGCCAGTACACATACACTCAAGTCTATCAGCTAATCATTGAGGAGGCGTTGCCAGTAATTGCATTAGATCCTTGCGTTCAGCGTGGTGATTGCCGTCAGATCTTCCCCGCTCTCGGAGTTGAAACTAAGCTGCCCCTTGGTGGTATCTTGGACGAGGCCTCCGGGGACATCTATGTTCCCTCCTATCCCTTCAGTGGAACAGAGGGTGAGCCTTGCAACATGCAGCCTGTGGAGGATTACGACGCTTGCTATGGCGTCCGCTGGTCAAACGAACTGACTCAAAGTGGCAACTGGGTGTTTATTTGTGACCCCGATTGTGTGTTCATCGAAGACCCCCTTGGCCAACCGATTTATCTCCTTTCCAATAATAACTACACCGAGGACGGCCGCTTGGTCGTCACAGTGTTCGACGCGGAGACCGATGAGCCGCTGCGCGAAGTTTTCTACTGCAACACGGGTAAGAAGCTCGCCCGTTACGCAATTGAACTCTGGAATGACACCGTGGCGAAAAGTGGAGCCATCTCCGCCAAAGCCGTCAAGGATGCCAGCTGGTTCCAGAGCATGAACGTGGGTGAGTTCGCTGTGGTCAAGGGGGGATACCAGTTCATCTACGTGGATCCCCTGAGCCCGGAAGCCCCTCAACTTTATTTGGATGGGGGTATTCTAATCGGGATCCAAAGTCAAACCTTTATTCAGACACCTAAGGGTAGATTTTACTATGTGGGCCAGTCTCCGCAAGGGAAAGGGTGGATGCTCGAGGGAACTTTTGAGCTGGCCTCTATCAACTCCCTCTGGAAACTTGGTTGCCTACCTTGCTCAGACGGTCTGAATGTTCCTCCGCAACCTTGCTAATGCAATCCGCTCAGCAACTCTGGAATAGCTACCATGCAGCTGTAGCTGCGGGTAACACTGATTTGGCAAAGCGTATCTTGCGCTCCCTGCACGGTTACAAAGGCAATCCCCCGCCGACACGTGGTGGGTGTGCCAAATGCAAACGGAGACTATTCTAATGGAAGACCGCAAAGACGAAGTTGTAAAACAAAAGGAATTTCTGGCTCAAGAGGCCCTGAAAGTTGCCAACGAGGCTATCGGTCTGCTTCAAGATCAAATGTCCGAGTGCTCTACTCGGGATCTGGTTCAGATTTTTACAGCATCCGTAAAAGCTCACCGGGAGATTACGGAGGATATTGTGTTGCTTACCGCGAAGGAAGCACCCTCCGAACAAGAGCTTGCTAAGGAGTATGACGGAAAGGTCGAAGAGCTTCTGAAGCGAATCAGCAACTTCTAACATGCGACCCATACTCACTAAAGCCAGTTTGCTCGATGAGCACAGCACCTGGCGAACCTACATTCGTGGCATTCAAGAATTGATTGTGATGGAAGCTCCGGGTTCCGTCATTGAGGAATATAAGTATAAGGCAGCCCAGGGTTGTTTCCTGGCCTTTTGCGACATCATGAAAAAAGGCGACCTCAAGGTCGTCGCATTTCATGAGATTATCGCGTCTGCATTCGAGGATCTTGCCAATAGGCGCTATCGACGCCTCATCGTGTCATGTCCTCCGCGATCCGGAAAGTCGATGCTTGCCTCGATGTTCGTGGCTTGGTTGCTCGGCCGTGACCAGATGACACAGCACATTATCGCATCTTACGGTCAACAACTTTCGAACAAGTTCTTCCGGGATGCCATCGCGATGATGAAGGCTCCGGAGTTTCGTAAAATCTTCCCGGAGTGGAAGGGTTTTGCCCCTGACTCCAAGTATGACATGCTGGGTGGCGGATACATTCTGCCTACCTCCGTGGGTGGTGTGTTGACTGGCTTTACTGCCGGAACCACAAACATCACGAGCCCTGGCGTCGGCGCCATGATCGTGGACGACCCTCTCAAGGACTCCACCTCGAAAGCCGCACTCGACGAACTCGAGTCATGGTGGGGTGAGCAGGCCTCTACCCGACGCACCAACAACTGGTGTCAGTTGGTCATTGCCACGAGATTCCACGAGAGAGACCTTCACGGTGTTCTCATTGAGAATGACGGATTGTATGACGAGGAAGATAACCCCAACGGATGGCGATGGGTCAACATCGCGGGCCTTATCGAGACCCCGGAACAAGCAGATAATGATCCCCTGGAGCGAGAACTGGGGGAATCTCATTGGCCCAGTAACACCGCATTCACGGTGGACATGCTCATGGCTCAGAAGAAAACCATGGGTTCCTATGCCTTTTCCGCACTGTATCAGGGCCACCCAGTGGCCGCAGAGGGGCAGATCATTAAGGACAGCTGGATTTGCTGTATGGAACAGAGTGAGTGCCCAGGCTTCGACTTGACTTGGCTTGCAGTTGACTGCGCGTTCTCCGAGAAAGAAATGGCGGACGAAACTGCCATTTGTGTGGCCTCAATCTCCCACCGGTTTCCCGGCATAGTTTACATTCGTGAGATTATAACTGGCAGACTAGGATTCCCTGACCTCATTGCCAAAGTGAAGCACCTGTACGCCTACTATGACGCACGCACCCTGTGCATCGAGAAGGCGGCTTCCGGTCAGTCCTTGATTCAAATGTTGAAGCGGGAGGCAAAGATTCCAATTGAGGAAATGAAGCCACTCAAGTCTAAGACCGTGCGTCTCCAGGCGGTAGCGCCTCTCATGGAGTTTAGTCGGGTGAAGTTTGTCCAAGGGGACTGGATCGAGCCTTTTGTAAAGGAGCTCACGGCTTTCCCCTACGTTAAGCATGACGACCGCACAGACTCATTCACTTGGGCATTAACTTATTACTCCATGAAGCTGGATACGGTTGACCGGGGGATCCAAGATTCTATCATACAGAATAAGCGCTTCTACGGGGATCTCACCCGCTCGGGGTTCAACAACAAAAATGTGTTTGAGAATCTTTCCCGCGGAAGGTTGAGAATGTTTCCAGCCGACCACATGTTTAATGACCCTGACTATGACTCCGTGAGTGGTGAAGCTGACAGCCGGTCTTCATTCCTTAGGGGCATTCGTGGAGGGTCTCGAAACATTGGGTGGGACACTGAATTGTAATTTACTCTGGTAGGTTAGAGGTAAAATAAGCCATGAAGCACAGTCACCACATAAAACCCAGATATGAGGGTGGTTCAGACGACCCTGAAAACCTTGTGGAGCTGACCCCCACTCAACACGCAATGTGGCACTATGCCGAATGGTTCAGAAAAAATAATCTAGAAGATTATTTGGCATGGAAGGGTCTTGTTGGTCACATAGGGAAAGAAGACATCCTCCTGGAAATAGCACTGGAAAATGGAAGAAAACTTCAAGAGTGGTTAAAAAACAATCCGGTAAAGAGAGCCAAGTCGTCGGAAACCAAGAAGAAAATCTCCCAATCAATGGTTAAATATAGGCGAGAAAAGGATATACCCCGATTGCCTCCTCCGGTCGGAAGTAGAGGGATTAGGGGGAGAAAACCAAAACCGGTTGAACTTACCTCCCCGTGCGAAAATTTTGCCCTGGTGTTTGAGTCTGCTGTAAAAGCAGGGGAATGCCTAAACCTGAACCCCAGCGCCATTACAAAATGTGCCAGAGGTGTGTGGACCAACACGGGCGGTTGGAGAGTTCGTTACATTTAGTGGTGATTGGTAACCACCACGATAATAAAATAAAAGTTGCTGTTGTTCACAACAGATTACCATGGCACTGAATCCTGTTGACCGTAATGCTAAACTCATGCAACAAGAGTTCGGCACAAGAGTTTTAATTACTGACCTGGCTGCTGACCGCTATCTTGAGAAAGCCGCTAAAGAAAACCCCAGCCAAAAGAAATTTACCGAGTTCTGCGGAAAGCAAAACGGTTGGGACGACTACACCGAGCGCTGGCACTGAGTATATTCAGTGGTTGCTAGAGAGGGAAGCATGGTGGACCCTGTAGCCGGGTAAAAGTATGGGTCGGCTGCAGTCCTCCAATGCCCGATTCTATTTCTCAAGGGGGTGATTTGCATGTAGAGCTTATCGGACACGAAGCGTATGATCTACCCACAGTTGTCAATTTATTTAACATGCTCACCTCCAAGGATAAGCGCAAGAACCGTCGCGCTGAAGCTGCCCAGATGTTAGAGAACGCCTACCACAAAGGTATGGACGTTCAGCCACCCAAGTTCCTTACCTGGCGACAGGAAGAACTCTGGAACTGCTTTCAAAGGAACACCGTAACCCTGGCTCATGGTTGCGCCGGAACCGGTAAGACCCTCATTGCTCTCCATTATGGACTTTTCGGAGTCGCCCAAGGCACTTTCGACAAGGTCTATTATGTCCGTAGCGACGTAGGTGTCGAATTCCAACGTGGACGTGGTGCTTTACCTGGCGACCTTTCTGAAAAAATCGCTCCCCTCATTGCTCCAGTTTTAGACAATCTACCTTGCATTATGCGCTCCCAGGGCGCAGCAGAATACCTCCTCAACAAGAAAATCATTGAGCCGGTGCTTCTGGAAGACATCCGTGGCCGCTCACTGAACGAAGCCTTCATCATCGTCGATGAGTCGCAGAACTTCCTGCCCTCGCACATCAAAACTTGCCTGTCTCGTGTAGGTAAGGACTCTAAGATCTGCCTCATCGGTGATACGAAACAGACGGACCTTGAAGTGTTCCGTCGGGAGAATGGACTTGTCGATGCCATTCACCGCCTGCGCCAACTCTCTGAAGTAGGTGTGGTGGAGTTCCACAAAGAAGACATCGTGCGCAACTCCGTTATCGCACACATTTTAGACCGCTACGACGACTGATGGCAACAAAGGGACCTATGACAACCGCTACCAAAGGTAAATCGGGAGCCATGGGTTCCGCCACAGGGAGGCGGCATGCTCCAACCGCGAGTCAGGTTGAGCGAGCCAAACGTCAAGCCGTGGGGGGGAGCAGGAAAAGATGCACCCGCGGTAAGAACTGCTCTGCTGCCTGCATCTCTGCCAATAAGGTCTGCCTGGTAACCTTTCCAACCCCGGTCCAGGACCCCATTCGCAGGGTGCGGGACTTCCTGAGACAGAAGAATAACATTCAACCCGGCAGTATTCAAGACAGGCGCATTAATGCAGCCATTGACAAGATTGTCCCCGTAATCAAGGTGGCGGCAGAAGGCAAGCATGCCACTCCAAAAACAGGTAAAATGGAGAAGCCTGAAGTCGAGTGGAAGAGGGACGCCAAGCGAGCAGAGCGTCCCGCCCTACCGTGGAACGAAATTCAAGGATTAAAGAAAAGGAAGGATCTGCTCTCTCAGGCTGAGGTGGAGAGGGAGGCAATGAGAGCCCTTCACCGAGACGCCACCTCTCGCGGTCTGCGTCTCCCACGCGCAGAGTTGGAGATGATCTACGAGGTTTTACCAAAAAATGTTCAAACATCTCTCGCGAAGTCTGGAAGAGCGGGAACCGATCAGTGGTATGCTGGAAAGGATGACCAAGGCAAGGCAACTTTCTCCAAGGGTGCTGGAAAAGAGAGAGCTCTGGCCGTTCTGGATCTCTGGTTCAGGCAAGGGGGCACAGACGCCTATCAAGGCCGTGGAAGCAAGATGTGGGCACCACCGGATCTGAGTGTTGAGCACATTATCCCCCTATCCAAAGGCGGCGTTGACGCCCCCTCCAACTGGGTTCTCATCCGCAGGGGCACAAACCTGGAGCGCCAATCCCAAGGTCTCGGCAAGTGGATCGACAAGCTGCCGAGTTCACGCGAAGAGTATAAAACATATGTGGGCAACTACGCCTCAAATCGTCGCAAGACACGCACCAAAAAAGCTGCCGCTGCGTTGATTAACCCCAAGCAACTCTCGGATAAAGAGGTGTTCGGGCAGAGTGCACGAGGGCTTGCATTGCTATTCCGCGCTGAAAACGGTAATAAAACTCCCGGAACTTTCACAAAGGAGTGGCTCGGGATCAAGGACACCAGCACACGGACAGGAAACTCCGGGCCTCCGGTCCCATTCGCAAAAGGTCTGGGCCTCATCGCAAAAACTCAAGGCCTCCCTGCTGCTCGCGATGTCGGCAATCGGATGAAAACCATCTGGAACAAAAACTGGAAACAGGACGGAAAACTAAGCAAGCAGCAAGCTTTCCAGCAGATGATGTCCGAGATGAAGTCCTCACTATCGGCAGAACAGTTTAATATGTTTTCTCCCGCTGCGATGAAGTGGGCCAACACCAACGGTTTCCTCTGATGAGAAAGACTACAGAGTTTAGACGCCCAGAGCGTAGTGAAATTGAGAGCCGCCTACCCGCAGGAATTCTCTCTGACCCTCAAGCCCTTGGCGTTTGGAACATGATGCTTCGCGGGGGAGACCCTTCAGACATCGCCCACACCTACCGCTCTTTTCGGGACAGCAGCCATTGCACTGTCCCTCGTGAGCATCTGCGATCCATGCGGGATGCAATGATTACCTCCATGCGTGAGGCCAATCGAAAAGACCCAAACCCCCGGAAAGAGAAGAAGAAAGGTGTGCATTACAATTCCATGCCAGATGGCTGGATGCCCACAAGGAAAGGAGCTTGACTATGAACGCTAAGAAAGAAATCGAACGCCACAGGCTCCCATGCGGCCCCATGTCCGTTTCGATTGATGGCGTGTGCCGCCGCCGCCTGCGCGATAGTATGGATGCCTTGCTAGACAAACTCACCCAGGAAACACACCCCGAGGGTGTTGATACCGAAATCCTTGAGATGGAGGAAGAAGTGGAAATTCCTGAAGAGCCGGAGCAGGAGGAAACAGAGGAGGAGAAGAAAGGGCGCATGCTGCAAGACGGCAAGCTGAAAATCGATGTGAAGCGGGAGTTGGCAGCCTACGAGGCAGAAACTTCAGACGAGCCTGAGGAAGAGGGGGAAGAAGAAGAGACGGAGGATGCCGCAAAGAAACGCCTCATCCGAGAGGGCAAAATGAAGGCGGATGTGAAGAAAGTGGTTCAGAAATATGAAGAGAAGATAATGCCTAAGCCTAAGGCCACCCCGAAAGCTAAAACATCCGATCACTCTGAACCCGAGGGGGAGGAGGAGGATCTCGAAGGCAATAGCAAACTCCTCCAACGCACTGACGGTAAGATGACCCGGTGGCAAGGAAAAGGGTAAAAATATTCAAAACCTTTTTCCAAAATGGATAAACAAACCGGGCCAAGCAACAGGGTTGGTGGCGACTTCAATCAAGACACCATTGAAGCATTCAGGGCCGCCTACGCTCAGCAACTGGCATCCCCCGATCAAGAAAACATTGCAAACAATTCCGGATTACCAACCAACGTGGTAACCAACACGTCCCCCTGGATTGAGCACACAGGCCTCTGGAAATACCCCAGTGGCAGGGGGCCTGACGAGGACTTGAAGGCTCCCTTCAACCCAAACGTGTATCTCTCTGACGAGGTGATGGACGGAGACGGTGAAATCGACGAAATGAGCGAAGAGGAGATCGAGCACCTGGTGAATGAGATCACTGGGGACAACGACGAGGAAGAATAGGGTAAAACCAGTTCAGTTAGTAAATCGCCATGTTCGGGTCATCATTTGACTTTTCATCTGTCACCCTGCCGGGTGTAGGCGGTGGCATCAACGCTAGTAACGCAATTAGCGGTGAGCAACTCAAGAAGATGAATGAGACCGGAAAGAAGTGGCGCCCGGGACCTGACGGTATGGGAATGTCTCACCACAATGAAAGCATTCTGAAAATGAATGCAGAGCATCGCGAAAGGCGTGCCGGTCTCGTCAATCGCGACTATAACGAAAACGCCAATAGCCAAGATGCGATGAAGGAAATCTTCGATCGCAAGAAAGCTCGGATGTCTTCCTTCAAAGAAATGAAGCGAGGCGAGTATGGCTTCGCCGAAGGCGATTCCCAGGATTCTGAACTCCTGAGCATGCCCCTCCCTGGTTTCAAGGAATCCTGCTCCTGCGGCAGCTGCCCCTCCTGCGTCAACAAGAAACAAAAAGATCAGGAGTATCGTGAGTGGAGCACCGAGAAGCGCAAGGCCCTGAAAGAGGGTAAGGTGGAAGGGGAGTTCGCTGGGCCGGATCAAAGTTTCCCCATCGCCAGTCCCGTGGATGTTGCAGCTGCATGGGCTTCCGTGGGTCGCGCTGCCAACCCTCGCGCAATCATGCGCAAAATCATCCAAATCGCGAAACAGCATAACTGGGAGTCTGGACTCCCGGAATCCGTCAAGAAACGACTGGCAGCTGGTGAGTCTGGTTTGCCGACGGAGTAATCATGGGTGTTGAAACACTGGTGGCAATCGTTGCCTCCCTGGTAACAACAATGAGCGGTCTAGGGTGGGTCATTGATCGAAACGGGCGTAGAACTGACATACGGTTTGACACCGTTATCGCACACATGTCAAAAGTAGAAAAAATGCTTAACGACATGCGAGCAGAGATGCCGATTAAGTACACCCTCAGGGAAGACCACATTCGCCTATCTGAAAAGGTTGAGCGAATCGAAACCGACATCCTGATCTGGAAGCACAAGGAGAGACCCACTAATGATTGAAGATTACGACTGGGGCAGGCTGAGCGGGATGTATCCGGCTGAGTTTGTTGAAAAGATGAAAGGACTTGATGGGAAAGCCTGTTGGGATGGTTACAAGCTAGCAGGCACAAAGAAAAAAGGCGGTAAGAACGTTGACGATTGTGTTAAAATAAAGAAAGACGCTGAGCATGGCGAAGGCGACGTTGCCACTGCGGAAATGACTCCAAACTATTTGCCGAAAGAACCTGGCAAAGGCGACGAGAAGAACCCTCAAATGGGTGAACAAAAAATCCGCATGCCTCGCATGGAGGAGATTGTAAAGTCCTCCAACCGTAACGGCCATCTGGCAATGGCAGCTGCTCCCAACTATGCGGAAACCGAAGATTTTCATGATGCGTTCCAGTCAATGGAACCTAATGGCGGTATGGCAATCAACCAGCTTCGCGTAATGCGCGAAAAAATTGACATCATGCTGGGAATGCTTTATCCCGACGACAACCTGGAGCCTTGGATGGCAACAAAACTAACAATGAGTGCTCAGAACCTGGCTTCTGTGGCCGACTACATGCGTTTCGGAGCAGAACTGTGAACCCCGAACTTCACCACAAGTGGAATGCCGAGCGCACTCCGGACAGAGAAGCAAGCAAAGAAGGCGTGGTTGTCCTGAAAGAGGACTTAGCCAAAAACAAAGTAACCCTGAAGCAGAACAAACCGAGGTAACCATGTTTGGCGATTTTCCAGAAGACTTGCTAGAACAGTTCAAACGGGATTACGCTGAGCGTCAAGCAATGGCCATTGGCTACCCTCAGCCCTCCTTCATTGAGAAGGGGGATCTCAAGTGTAACTCCCCCAAGGCTGACCCGGTCGGTGACAGCACAACCGGTAAATCCCATGTGGTGAAAGCTTGCTCTGGTGGCCAGGAAAAACTCATTCGATTTGGTCAGCGAGGTGTGAAAGGGTCCCCGAAGAAGGAGGGTGAGTCCGAAGCCTACCGCAGTCGACGAGAGAGATTCAAAACTCGGCATGCAAAAAACATTGCCAAAGGAAAAATGAGCGCAGCATACTGGTCTAATCGTACGAAGTGGTGAGCAAGGTGAAGTGGGTATAACTAATTTAGTTACAACCACATCATGCAAGTTACCAAAGGGCCTGACGGACGATACTATAAACCTTGCCCAGAGTGTGGAGAAACACAAAGCTACCTCCGTGCTTGCTATGCCAGAGAATCTCTCCGCCTAAGTAAAGCGTGTAAAAAATGCAGTAACCGAAAAACAGACAATTCCCATCGTGGGTGGTACAGAGGTATTAGAATTAGTTGGTTCAACAAGTTTAGAGTCTGTGCGGAAACTCGTGGAAAAGTTTATAACATTTCTCTCGACGATGTTGCCGATGCCCATGAAAAACAAGGTGGTCGATGTGCTCTCACGGGGTGGGACATAACCTTCCCGGAAATTGGTCATCCCTCCAACCTCAATTGCAGCATCGATCGCATCGACAACTCCCGTGGATACGAGCCCGATAACATCCAACTCATTGACGGCCGGGTAAATATGATGAAGGGGAAGTACTCCCAAGAACTTTTCAAAGAAGTCTGCAAAGCAGTTGCAGATAACCTGGGGTAAAACCTAACATATGATGTCCCATTACGGCGATGCGTAAAGATTCCATCGATAACAGTGCTCTTGAGAAAGCATACCTGATCTTCAAAGAGCACGGTCACCAAATCGTCGACTATGACTTTTCGCACCCGCCTACTGACTATAAGCGGAATACTGTAGAAGAGCCCGAAGTCACAAGCAAACTGCGTGACGCCTTCAATGAGCTGCTGCCTGCCAATGTAATGAATGGCGAGCGCTACGAGGACCTGGAAAAGCAAGCTCATGCTCTAAACCTCCGCATCGACCAGCAACAAGACAAGCTGCGTGTGTGCCGCATGCGGGGGAACTTCACCGAGTTTCACCGGTGTATGCAGGAAATGCAAGACATGATCAAAGAGAAGGAGCGCCTGGATGCCAAGATGGCGGTAGCTGCTCCCGGCGGTAACGCGGGTCAGAAGCAAGTGGAAGACTACAACCGCACCTACGAGCAAGAAAGTTCATACTCGGAAATGGAAGACCTTGGCGCTCAGATTGCCGCCCTCGAGGAGATGCTGCAAGACTACTTGGAGCAATGAGGGTAAGAGTGTAGCAACGTGTCTTTACACGGGCTACCACTCGCTCTTTAGCATATGTCTGCCGTCAAGATCATCTTCAAGCGTTCAAGTCTGCTGGGAAAGCGCCCCACCGGCGCTAATCTTGAACCGGGGGAAATCGGTCTAAACACCAACAGCACTGACCCAGGTCTCTTTTTTGAGATCAATGACGGCAGCGTAGTTAAGGCAGGTCCCACAGCGTATCTTCCAGAGGCACCAGCCCAAGTACCAGCTCGTGGAGAGCTCTGGGTAGACAGCGACACCAAGGCAATGAGCATCGGGAACGGTGCTGGAAAGTGGCAAAAAGTAGCCGCACCCTTCCTCGGTGGCACATCCGGACTCACAGTGTTTGTGGCCCCCGAGTATGAAAATGCCACCGACTCCTTAGCTAACGACGGCCAGACGGTGCCCTTTGTCACCATCAACCGCGCCATACTCGAAGTAAGCAAGTCCATAATTCAAGAAACACTGAGCGGAATTTCCACCGGAAACAACAGATATCTCATCATCATCGCCCCAGGCCAACACTGTGTAGTCAACAGCGCGGGTAATGCCTCCGAGACTTTCACGGTAGATCTATCCAACCCTTACACGGAAGTTACTCAAGATATCCTGCGTCAATTCAATCCCTCCACGGGAGGCCTCATTTTGCCACGCGGCGTGTCAATCATTGGCATGGACCTCAAGAAGTGTGAAATCCACCCCACCTACGTTCCCAACTACACCCACCCTGCGTTCCCCCCGGAGTATCAGCAACAACCCGGAGGCCCAGTATTCAAGAATCAACCCCTCTCCTCCATCTTTAAGTGGTCCGGTAACACCTATGTGAGTAACTTCACTGGGCTCGACAAGCTGGAGCATCGCCTTGTGACTAAAGTTGTTAGGCAGGAAGGAACCAACTACGCTGTTTTCCAGTCCAGCCGCCCTCACGGGATCGGGTTCAACGACTTTGTTCAAGTTACTTACAGTGACTCTGCCGACCAGGTTGGAGCCACATTCGCCTCGGGCTCGTACTATGCCTATCCGGTAACAAGCTATCAGTTCCTGCTGTCTCCCGTGAGCTGGAGCAGCGACAGTGTTTCTCCAGTGCTTTTCTCTGAGTTACCACCCTCTTACTTCACCA